GGTCACTTTGTCTGCGCTGGCCTTGCCAAGCTCCTCGGGGGTGAACACTGCGACGGCATAACCGGCGGCGGTGAGATGATCAATGAAAGAAACGATGGCTGACCAATGAGGCGTTGCAGGGTCTGAAGTGTGCATGGTTTGCTCCGTTACGTAAAGTTTCTGGGTTGATGAAACGCTGTGTAGTGCGGCTAAGTCATGGTGGCCTCCTGATAAGTTACCTCTCTACGTACTGCAATTATAACATAACTTTACTTATAGAGCAACCCTCTTATGTGACTTTGTTTTTTGGGGTGGGAATGCTTTACGAATAGACGGGGTTTGTTCTGATTTTTGTAGAACAGAGTTTGTTCTACTTGTTCTGCGTTGTTCCGTAAAGTTAGAACGGGATACTTTACTTATGGAGGGTGAGGAGGAGAGGTAAGTGATTGATATATATAAATATTTATAAATTTGTTCTAATGTTCTAACTTTTTTTTGGAAAATGAACGCCTCCAAAAAAACTCATCCAAACTTAACGTATAGAATTTTCACTCGCAACTGCCCTCACCCGCCAAAAAGTTGCATTTTTCCCGCCCGTCCCAAACTTTACGGAACAAGTAGAACAAGTAGAACATCCTTTGAAATCAATGACTTACGGAGCACAACACCGTGATTTTTGTTCTAACTTGACTAATACGTAGAACAAGAACTTGAGTGGCTCGTAGGGTCATACGGAACAAGAGCTAGAACAAACACTGTGTATACGTCAAGGGGGCGCCCCTATACTAATAAACGGGGCTTGTTCTATTAACCCTAGAACAACTAGGTGGATTGGGTTTACTTATACACAGCGTATTGTGGCGTTTGTTCTAGAACAGACATAACTCTTCTGGTGTATAGAACTCTTAAATAAGACTTCATGGACTATGAAACACTAAATAGCCGCGCTACGCAACGCGGGGTCAGACGCGCAACACACGCGCGACTACAAATCACTGGTTTCAAAAACGCAGGGCAAAAAAATACCCCCACCGGGTTGCCCCGGTAGGGGTTGGTTGGGCTAGGTGTTACTTAGCCAGCCAGACTGCGAGGAATGCTGCGCGGGCCTTTTCGAACCGTGCCAGATCTGCTGTCGGATCTTTCTTTTCCGACTTCGTCTTGCACTCTTGCAACAGACTACCTTTCGCTGCGCTGCCGATCAGATTTTCGATCTTCGTCGCAAACTCTACTGCTGTGCGGGTCCGAGTCTGGCCTAGTGATTCGAGTCTGCGCTGCTGGATGTTCTTCGCAGCATTTTCCAAGGCCTTGAAGCATTGGCTATGGAATCTCTTAACCCGGTCACGTAGATCAGTCACGGTGCCCTTGTACACAGGCCCGCACAGGCCTGCGCCACCAGCAGGCCGCAGGTGCAGGAAATTGATCTGATGCTGTGTGAATGACATTGCGACGTGCGCCGTCATGTCGATCACTTCCAGTGGGGCCGGTTCTTTCCCGGCCTTTTTCGCTGCGTCGTACTTGGCCTGGAGGCCTTCGTACTGTTCCTGACTGATGGGGGTCAGATCGCAGAACTGCGCGCCTGCTGGGTGGGTCACCATGTACAGTTGACCGGGATTCTTCGCTGCGAACCGGTCGGTATACCCGTCGAACAGATCGGCCTTCACTTCGTCCGAAAGGGTCTCATCGGGCAGACCGAATTTCGGAAAGAATGTCAGCAGATCGTGCGCGATCTGTTCATTCAGGCTAGTGACTGCGGCCTGTGCGGCCCCCAGTTTGCGCCCGTACTCTGAAGAGTATGCGCCGGGTAGTTCAGGCACGATGATGCTGTTGGCCTGGGGGGCAGCATTACCCTGCTGCTGGGTGGTTTTGCTAGTTGCCATGATGATTTCCTCATAGGTAGGCAACGCTGGTGATCGGCGCCAGAACCGATGCACTGCGCTCAGTGCATGAAACGAATTGTCCAGAGTTTGCGGCCTTAAGTAAAGTTTCTGAGGGTCAAAACCGTTATTTAGCGGCCCTACCCGCCCGGCACCCCCCAAAACTCAGCTTGGTTCCATCTCGCACCCCACACCCCCAAATCTGCACCCATACTCCGCAAATTTTCAAAACTCTGTTCTACCCACCCCCATTTATAGAAACACCCCCCGGTAGGAGTCCCAACCTCCCCCCAAAACACCACACTATTTACATTTCCAAAATTAGTTATATACTTCACCCACCTCTTATGAGTGCTGTTAATAATGACGACGTTAGTCCCGCATATTGAAGAGAATGTCCCTCTGCCAATAAACGCCGCAGAGGCAATGCCAAAGCTCACCCCCGCAGAAGAATTAAATATGCGGGCCAACGTGGTGAAGCTGATGTCTGACCTGACGGGTCAGAGAATTATTCCGTCTTCGCAAGATGCTGATACAGCGGTAGAGATTGCGAAGGACATGGCATTAAATCCTCAACACAGACCAAATTTCGCCGCGTATTCGAACGAGACCCTTGCTTATCTGGCCGGAATGGTCGCGCAGATGAATCAAGCGGTCGTTCATGATCTTGCTGATCTCAAGATGTACGTGGTCAACAAGCTGATTTCCGAAGTAGAACATGCTAAAGACCCGAAGGTTCGCGTCGCGGCACTATCGAAACTTGGAGAAGTGGATGGTGTCGATGCCTTCAAGCGCAGAACTGAATCAACCATCAAGGTTCAGTCGATTGAAGAGATTGAACGCGAGCTTGCTAAGACTCTTGAGAATCTGGAAAACAAGATAATCGACGTGGAAGCGCATGAAGTCGTGCGCAAAGAGGTTGACGAATGAGTTCTACGCTCAATTTCAGCCCAGAAAAGTTATTTAAACTCAAAAAACTGCTGCCAAAGCTGCCGCCAGCCGAAAAAAGGCGTGTTTTAGACCTTTTAAAGGTCTATGAGACCCAAGTTACGCAAGAATTAGGTAAAACTTCGTTCTTGGACTTCATAAAACACGTCTACAGCGGGTATAAAGTAGGTCCGCAGCACTTCAAACTGGCTGAAATCGTCGAGCAGATCGCTTCTGGCAAGAAAAAACGGGTGATTGTGAATATTGCTCCCCGTCATGGGAAGTCAGAACTCATTTCTTACCTCGCTCCGGCGTGGTATCTAGGTAAGTTTCCGAATAAAAAGATCATTATGGCCTCGCATACGGCCAGTTTGTCGGAGACTTTTGGGCGACGGGTACGAAATCTTGTTGCGTCAGACGTATACAAGGACATTTTTCCCCAGATTGAGCTGCAACAGGACTCAAAATCGGCCTCTAGGTGGGGTACAAACTTCGGTGGCGAGTATTTTGCGGCTGGCGTAGGGGGTGCGTTGGCCGGTCGGGGCGCGGATTTATTCATTATTGATGACCCACACTCTGAACAAGAGGCAAAAACAGGCCGTCCAGAGGTATTTTTACCCGCTTGGGAGTGGTTTCAGTCCGGTCCTCTGCAACGTCTGATGCCGGGTGGGGCGATTATCGTGGTGATGACACGATGGTCAAAGCTCGATTTAACCGGGCAGATGCTGGCTCAGATGTCCCGCGAAGCAGGCGTAGATCAGTGGGAAGTCGTGAATTTTCCAGCAATTAAAGACGATGGCGAGCCGTTATGGCCTGAGTTTTGGTCACTGGAAGAGCTTCTGGCTAAGAAAGCCGCACTAGATCCCCGGTACTGGCAGGCGCAGTACATGCAAGACCCGACTGCCGAGGAAGGTGCCTTGATTAAGCGCGAGTGGTGGAAAATTTGGGAAAAAGATAGCCCACCGGATTGTGAGTTCACAATCATGAGTCTGGATGCCGCGCAAGAAACTAATAACCGAGCCGACTATAACGCATTGACGACGTGGGGCGTGTTTCTCAACGAGGAAACGAACAACTACAACATCATCCTACTCAACTCTATCAAGAAACGGATGGAGTTTCCAGACCTAAAAAAGCTGGTGATTGAGGAGTACAAAGAGTGGGAACCCGACGCGTTCATGGTTGAGAAAAAATCTAACGGAGCTGCTCTTTACCAAGAGCTGCGGCGGATGGGCATACCAATCGGGGAGTTCACCCCCGGCAAAGGCCAAGACAAGATCAGTCGCGTAAATGCTGTTACCGATTTGTTCTCGGCTGGGATAGTATGGGCACCTGACCGCAGATGGGCCAAGGAAGTTATAGAAGAGTGCAATGACTTCCCCAGTGGCGCAAACGACGACTTGGTGGACTCTACAACGCTAGCTCTGATGCGGTTTCGCCAAGGCGGGTTTATTCGACTGCCGACTGATGAGCCGGATGAACCTCGTTTTTACCGCCGCCGACGCGGTGCGTATTACTAACTAGGAAGTGGTCATGGCAACGAACATGATTGACAAGAGTGTGTATCAGGCTCCTTCGGGTATGGCCGCTGAAGGCGGTGAGCTTGCGATCGAGATCGTAAACCCCGAGATGGTTACGCTTGATGATGGCAGCGTTGAGATTACGATCGTGCCGGAGGATGAGAATGCAGACCCAGATCGTTTCGATGCTAACTTGGCTGAGAACTTGGATGAGCGGGTGTTATCTGCCCTTTCTTCTGAGCTTGTCGGGCTTGTTGAAGCTGACATGAATTCACGCAAGGACTGGACCGATAC